TGCAGTAGGTGGTAGAGTAGTTGAGTTAGAAGGTGGTGAGGCTGTTATAAATAAAAGAAGTACAGCAATGTTTAGCAAACAATTATCAGCAATGAACGCTGCAGGAGGTGGTGTTAAGTTTGCAGATGGTGGATTACTTAATATGCCTTCATTTAGCCAACAACAATTCAATGCAATAGGTCAGAATCAAATGATGGGTGCTATGGGAAGTTCTAGTAAAGTAGTAGTAGTTGAAGCAGATATTACTGATAGTCAAAACTCAGTAAGTGTAATACAATCTGAGGCAACAATTTAATAATCAAAGAAATAAACAAATGTTTGTTGATAAAAAGACTAAGTTAGAGAGATTAGATATATGTAAAAGTTGTAGTTTTTACCGAAACTTTATGTTACTAAAGAAACCAAAGATAGCAAGAGGTGCAAGATGTGCTGAATGTAAGTGTTTCCTAGATGCAAAGACATCATTAACAAAAGAGTTTTTTGGTAAATGTCCTAAAAATAAATGGTAAAACTTTACAAATGAATTTTAAAGAAATCGCTGAAAATTACAGTAAGAAAAAAAGAAGCATGATGACAGATGCTGTTATCACTAACATGAATTATACTAAAAATTTCACTACCTATCACTCTGAATCACTTAATATAATGTTTGCAGAATGGCACTTGTTATTCCCTAAAAACAAACAAGATATTAAATGTACTTCTTGTAGGGCAGCAGTTTGTAAGTTTTGGAATACTATGATGGATGAGTGGATTGAAGCCGAACAAACACCTAAAAAGAAAAATGCCTCAAAAAAAAGAAAGACAAAATAAGGTAGATGTAGTTAAAGACTTCATTGATATTTGTGGGGTTGAATTAGAAAAGCGATTTGGTCAATCACCAACTTGCAAGGATATGATACGACATCTTGTTGAGAAAGGCATAATAGAACCAAAAAGAGTAAGAAACTATATGATTATTGCTGACTTTGATAGAATGTTAGTAGGCAATAAAGGGAGTAGAACTTACACTTGGATGGACTTATCTATTAAATATAAAATAAGTGAAAGTCAAGCACAGAATATAGTTTACAAGGAGAGAAAGAAGGCAATTCCATCTAATAATATCACATACTAAAAGTTTTGTAAGAAAATTAGGTAAAATTAATTTCTTTTAATTATATTTTTGCACCTATGAACGAAAAATGGTATAACATTCAGAACAAGGCAGGTGAAACTGCTGACATTTATATCTTTGATGAAATAGGAACTTATGGTGTAACTGCACAAGAGTTCATTACTGACATTAAAGGATTAAAAGATATGCCTATCAATTTACGCATTAACAGTTTAGGTGGAGATGTATTTGATGGTATGGCAATGTATAATGTAATCAAAAGGAGAGAGGCTAAGACTACAGTTTATATTGAGGGTATAGCAGCAAGTATTGCTACTATTATTGCTCTTGGTGCTGATGAGGTTGTAATGGCAGAAAACTCTTTATTTATGATACATAACGCTTGGGGTGGTACAATGGGTGAGTCAAAAGATATGAGAAAAACTGCAGATACTCTTGATAAAATCACAAGTGAACTTACAGACATTTATAGAAAAAAGACAGGATTATCTTATGATGCTCTTGCTGAGATGATGAATGAAGAAACTTGGCTAAATGCTAATGAAGCATATGAATTAGGTTTTATTGATACTATCTCTGACTCTATTAAAGTGGCTGCAAAGTATGATGTTTCTAAATTTAAGAACATCACACAAGAAGAAATACAAAATAAATTAAGTATTAATATAAATAACAAAAAAATGACTAACGAGTTAAAAGAATGGTTTAACAACAAAGTTGAGGAGATTGTTACTACTGTAAAAGGTGATGTAAAAGTTTCTGAAGATGTTGCTGAACAAACTATGATAACTGTTAATTTAGGGGATAATGATGAAATCATGAATAAGATTTCTGAGTTTGAAACTGGTAACATTGAATTATCAAACAAAATTTCTTTGTTAGAGGAAGAATTAGTTGCTTCAAAAGGAACTAACGAAACTTTAACAGTAGAAGTTGAAGCGTTAAACGCTAAAATCAACAAAGCAGATGCTAAAGGTACTGAGATTGTAACTGAAGCAGACCCTGCAGTAGTTGAAAACAAAAAAGAAGATGCTAATGCAGGGTTTTACAATGCAATGGCAGAAAGAGTTAGAAAAAAATTTAATAATTAAAAAAATAAATAAAAATGGCAAACGTAGCAAATAATAGTATAGCAGCAACTTATAGTGGTGCTAACTTAAACGAAATCTTTTATGAGCCAGTATTTAGAAGTGATGATTTAATGCGAAACTACAGAGTTATACCTAATGTGAAGCATAAAATGAACGTATACACTTCTGCTGCTCTAACAAAAATAGTACAACCATATACAGCTTGTTCAGCAACAAGTGGTTCTACGCAATTTAACATTGATGACAAAGTAATTACTGCAGGTAGATGTAGAGTAGCTTTAGAACAATGTACTGATGAGTTCTTTGGAACTTACATTGAAGAAATGTACAGAAGTGGTGTAGATGTAATGAATTTAGAAGGTACTCAATTAGCTGATGCAATTGTAAATCGTGCAGTTAAGGGTATTGGACAAGATGTAGTAAGATTAGCTTGGGGTGGTGATTCTGCTACTGCAAACTATACTGCATTTGATGGATGGATGAAGTTAATGGGTGCAGATGCAACTGTATTAGCAGCTAGAACTGAATACAATGGTACTGCAGCAGCTCCAACAGCAGCAGATGCAATTGGTCTACTTAGAAATATGTATGACACAGCTCCTGCAAACTTACAACAAGTTCCTGCATCTGATAAGAAGATGTTTGTAACTCCAAAAATCTTTAATGCTTACTTAGCAAACTTAGAAGGTTCTTCTGCAGATTTAGCTATTGTAAACACAGTAGATGGTTACACAAGAGTTAGCTTTAGAGGTGTACAGGTTGTACCTATGTATGAGTGGGACACAATTTTAGCTGATACTAACCCTACTATCTTTGAAAAAGGAGGTACTAACCATACTAATGGTGCTTGTTACTGTGCAGTAGAGAACTTAATCTTAGGTTCTGATGTAACTGATCCAGAAGGTTCATTTAAAGTATTCTATGATGATTTAGAAGAAAAAATGTTCTTTAGAGGTTACTTTAAGTTAGGTGTACAATTCTTGTACTCTTCACTTGTACAATGGGGAATCATTGAGTAATAACAATAATGTAGATAGAGAGAGTGTAAAAGCTCTCTCTAATTTACTTTTTAATAATTTATAAAAAATAATAATAATATGGCTATAGATACAGGTTTAGGTGTTACTTGTGCAGATTTACAAGCAACAGGTGGTATTAAGCAAATTCTTCTAAGATCATGGGCAAATACAGATGCAGTACTATATGGTAATGCAGCAGGTGAGCATGACATTGACAGTATACTTACTGGTGGTTCTCCTGCAGCTTGGTTTGTTTTTGAATTTAAAAACGAAACTCCTGCAATGACTATAAATGCAACTAAAGAAAATGGCTCAACAGCTTTTGAATGTGGTTTATCATTTATGCTACCAAAATTAGACAATACAAAATTTGCAGAATTACAAGCATTATTAGATACTTGTATGATGGGAATTGCTATTGATACTAATGATAATGCAATGGTTTTAGGTGTAAGTGAAAAATATGCAAACGAAGATGTTCCTTCAAAAAATCAAACATTCTTGAATTTAGCAAGTATGGAAGGTGGTACTGGAGCAGCTTATTCAGATGAGAATGGTATAACAGTTAGTTTAATGGCTAGACAGTTTGAGTTACCTAGAAAATATATAGGAACAATTACTGTTGATACATCAGCTCTAACTGCAACTACTGCAGCTTAATAATAATTAGATAAATAATAGGTAGAAACTGAGGTTTTGTAAATCCTATTAATATCTTTTTTTAATATGTGTGATTGCAACAAAAAAATTGTAGATTTATCACACTTAAAAATTTATACAATTATGGCAACATACAAAGCAAAATTATCTTCTGGAACAACTTACAAAGGAGATTTTAGTATTTCTTGGGCAAAAGCTACACAAGAAGAATTGGCTTATGCTTATGAAGAAGCAGGTTTAAATAATTTAATAGAAAAAATAACAAAAACAAAAGATGAGTCAGAAAAAACAAGCAAGAAAAAGTCAAGTAAGAAAGCAGACTCAACAAAAGAGTAATACTTTTGAGTTTGGTGTTTTTGATTTAGCAGTACCACAAAACGTAGAAGAACCACAAGATATATCAAGGGTACTTACTAAGTATATCCCTTTTGGTAACAACAATTTATTTCCACAATATTTAGCAGAGCTAAAACGTAAGTCATCTACACATAGAAGTGTACTTGCACAAAAGACTGTATTTACAAGTGGTGCTAAGTTTGTTACAAGCAATCAAGAAATACAAGCATACATAAAAGATGTAAATGCTAACAAAGAAACTTTAAGACAAGTTTATAAGAAACTAGCTGATGACTATTACACTTTTGGAAATGCTTATGTAGAAGGTGTTTTATATGATGGTGGGGTAAACCTATACCATATAGATGCAACTACTGTTAGAATGGCTAAAAACAAGAAAGAAGTATATGTACACCCAGATTGGGCAAAGTACAATACTATGAAAGACAAAACACAGACTATACCTTTATATCCAAATGTAAAAGGTAAAAGATTTGTGATGCATTTTAAAGATTACGAACCAACATCTACTTACTATGGCTTACCTGACTATGTTGCTGCATTGGATCATATCGCAGTTGATTACGAAATCGGCAAGTGGAATCATACAAAATTCCAAAATGGTTTTCAGCCATCTGCAATCGTTGAAATCTCTGGTGACATGGGTGAAGAAGAAGCGAAAAAACTGGTTAAAGAAGCACAGAAAAAGTTTGTTGGAGAAGGAAACAATGGAAAAATAATGTTTATTGTAAAGAATGGAGATACTTCACCTGCGAATGTTTCTATTATAAAAGATGACCAAGATGGTAGTTGGTTAGATTTACAAAAGATTACTGACCAAAATATTATTACTGCACATAGATGGCAACCTGCTCTTGCAGGTATTGTTAGTTCTGGTAAGATGAACAACACAGGTAGTGAGATTAGAATTGCTTATGATATGGCAATGACAACTGTAATTAAAGATACTTCTGATTTAATTTTAGATGGTATAAAAGATATACTAAACAAAGAGATGGGTTTTATCTCAGAAGAATTATTAATACAATACGAGCCACCAGTATCATTTGCTACTCAGCTTGATCCTACTAAGATACTTACTATAAACGAGCAGAGAAAGATGTTAGATGAAGATTTCCCAATGCTAGAAGAGGGTAATATGTTCTTGACAGATAGAGAGCAAATTATTGTTACAAGAGATGATGACCAAGATGGTATTGGAGATAGTGAAAGCGAATTACAAGTAACTGAAGTAGAATCACAAAACGAAGAACAATAATATGGCAAACGTAAATCAATATATACCTTTAGTAAATGCAGGAGAAGTTATTAGTAATAGTTTTACAAATGCTAATACTGATACTGCTTTAATATCTAATAATACAATTCTGCTTACAGAACTAGCACATTTAAAACCTGCTTTAGGTAAAAAGTTTTACGAAGAGTTAAAAACTCAGCATAACAATGGTACACTAACTGTTGCTAATCAAACTTTAATGGATGACTTTCTTACAAGATGTCTATGTTGGTTTGTAAGATTTGAAGTTATTAACGAAGTACAGAGCAATAGTAGTAGTATGGGTATTGTACATAATGTAGATGAGTTTGCTACTATAGTAGACCCTTCAGAGTTAAATGCATATAAGCAAGACACATATAGAAAGTCTGAGATATATTTAAAGGATATGTTAGACTACATGGAAGATTCTGACCAGAATGGTTTATACCCTACATACGAATCAGACAGACCTGCAAGGGGTTATGCTTA